TCCATAAGATTGTACAGATCCGGTAATGAAAGATTTTCTGTTTCCACCTTACCACTACGTTTGGGGTTAGATGGAGCTTTTTCGATAGGTTTTATCTTACTCATCTGTATGTCAGTAACCACTTCGCCAACAAGTTTTTTAATATCTTGACTGGGGTCGCGGAGAAATGTTTTCTTCAGGTCATTCTTATAACCTGGTAAACCATCAATCTTCTCATATTGACCAAATTCTTTTTCAAACTTGGCTTCTGCATTAGCTTTCTCCATTGGAGCAAGTATTGCTTCATTTTCAGCTCTTTGAACAGCTGCAAATGTTTCTAGCAGATTACGAGAGTCTTCATCTTTTACAGCAGCAAGAAATTCCTTCATATTATTGAACTTTTGGGGAGTTTTGTTTTCTGCTTTTGGGGCTTCAGGAGTTACCTCTTTGGTATCTGCTTTAACCGCAGGCTCGTCAACTTTATCCGCAACTTCTTCAACAACTGGTTTTTCTTCAGTAGTTTCCTCTACTGGAGGTTCTTTTTCAGGTTCCTCTACCTTTTTTGAATCTTCAAGTGCTTTATCAAGCTGAACCTGCAGATCCTCTCTATTTTCTTCTGTCATATTTTTATTTATTATTTGTGCCTATTGGAATAGTCACTAAATTAAACTATATATTAGTTTTCAGCGAGGGCTTACCTATCTCGTAAGTTTTATCCCTCGCCGCTTGCTTTACCTGTAATACACAGGTACTAGCCCGAATTACGATACTTATCGGACGAACCACGTAATCGTGAACAGTGTTCAGCAAGATACTTGCTGTTTACGTTAGCCGTGGCCAATGTAATTTTCCTATTTGGAGATTGAAAGACAAGCATTGCTTCAATCTGCAAATCAGGCAAACTACTCACCTGGTATTACTTTGTCAATTTCATCATCAAGCGCTTTCTTAAGCTTCTTAGTTTCTGCTACTAATAATATAGCTAATAACGTTTGTATCTTTACATCATCTTTAACAAGTTCTCTAATTCGTTCATGAACCTCTTCTCTTATTTTACTATCAATTAACTTCCAACCGGCTGTGCTTTTCATTTCTCTAAGTATGTTTATTTCTTTGTCTACGAATCTTAAACTCTCAATAAAAGCTTGAGACTCTGCATTATAAGTATCTTTTTCAACAATCAATTTTGCTAATCCTCTTTCTGACATATTATTTTAATATAGTTGCGAATGGTAATACTCCTTTATGGATTTGTGTTAATGCTTTTTCTCTATCATGAACTTTCATTCCCATGAAATCATACCCAGGTCTTAAGCAGTTGTATTTATCTGATTCATCTAATTGCAGTTTCTTAAAATCAACCTCTCTTAATGCTGCCTTAAAAGATTTATTATACTTTGGTATTAGTAATGAGTACAATAGTAAACCTGCAAACTTCATTGTCTTATTAGATACTGGACTTCCTTCTCTCTTATAACTAGCATTTAGGAATTTCTTTAATTCCCTACGTGGATTTTCAGCCATTAGCTTTTCAGAACTCATTTCATTGTATAACCCATTTACTTGTGGTGCTAATGGATTTTGTGGTCCAAGCAAGTGTTTGAAATTACTCGAAAGTCTTTTATCTCCATCGTCTATCTTTGATGTTTTACGATAGTTATAATCTTCTTGTAATACAGCTTGCATCAAGTCATATGTAGGTCTGCCTTCTCTTGATATACTTAATTTCATTAGTCTACTTATTTCCTTTCTTGGATTGTCTAACATCTTTTCTAGAGTTGTTTCATTAAAAGTGTCTTGAACTCTATATCTATATGCATCATCGTCTTGCATTATATGAGCGAATATCTTTGCCATTCTAACATCTACACCGATTCCTTTAAAGAAAACTTCCAATAACTTTTTAAACTCTTGAGCAAATGTACAGTAATATCTATCTTCATACCAATCACTACGATCGTCTTTTAAATAAGCTTTGAATGGGTTATCCATTACCCAATAAACAGTACCGATATATCTTTCTACATTCTTTTTTGAAAGCAATAACCATGGGTTAGAAAACACTAACATTGTTATTTTCTTCATTATATTCAACGACTCACATACTTGTAATGTTGGATATCCCTTTTTAGGATATGGGATATCTTTATAGTGTATGTATATTCCACCCTCTTCTGGGTATTCTACTTTAGTCATTAAATACCCAACACTTTGACGTTCAACGGGGTGTTTTGATATAGCATAAACCTTTTTATCTGGTTGAGGATTATATGGTTGAACTATATTTTTACCGTCAAAATGCATATTTTTATTCATTAAACATTTGTGGAACTTCTGCTTGTGCTGCTTTTTGAGTAGCTCCTAAAAGCGGACTTGCATCTGATTGAGCTTTACCAGGTGCTGCAACTTGCTGACCACCCGCTGTAGCCATTTCCATCATCATCGCTGAACGATCATCTTTATCATCTGTAAACCAACTCTCTAATTCTGATGGTTCAATATCATATGTCTTAGCAACTGAACGACGTAGTGCTAATTGACCAGGTACCATCGGATCATCTTTAAATACTGCATATAACTCCATCTTTGCTTTCTGTTTGATAGCTTTATTTTGTTGTGAATCTTCAGCTGGTGTTGCTTTAGCAACAAGTTTTACATCTTTGAAATTCTTTTTAGTAACATCTTCAAGTGTTATATTTTGATAACCGAAAATCTTTACTTTACGTGGAACTGTCATTCTATCAGCTGTAATATCTGCCATCAATTGGTACAATTCTTGACAAGCAAGAGTTGCATTACGTTTCATGACTACAACTTTAGCTTCTACTTCAGCGTTTAGTTTAGCTTGCATTGTCACTGATATTTTTCCACTCTTTGGTTGAATATTAGGAGACATACCACTAGCACTATCAGCAAAACCCTTTACTGTTTGTGCCATTGTAAGAGCTGAAGTAATTTCAGGTGGAGTAAACTGCCATACTTTATCTTGTACTTTCTCATTAGGAGCACAAGTAACTGAAGTAACTCCCAATGGTCTTGGAACAATTGAGGACTGTTTAAGTCCTGAGCTAGATGCTACAAACATCATGCCGAAGTTACGATATGTATTATTATCTATACTTTGATTGATACTTACATCAATCGCTAAGTTAGGGTCTCTATAAATATCAGCAACTGAAGGACACCAAAATGTAATACCTCTAGTGTAAGTTCCCCAAGAAACATAATTAGGTCTCTTCAATCCTAGTTTCTCTGACTTAATACAACGTAGGATATATAGGTCATTAGCGACCGTCATGTGGTATAGTTTTCCTTTAATGTATGTAACCCATTCTGTTAATTCAACAACATCAGAACCGTACTGAGTGACATTGGACAAACCTAGATTAGCCATCCTTAAGTTCTTTGCAGATGCTTCTGATGAACTATCTATTTGAGATTGGTTAGGTACTTTGTTTTTCTTAAGTTTAACAATCTCTTCAGTATCATATTCCATGTCATCAGCTTCATCTTCAATCTGTTGAATAGTTTTATAAATAAACTGTTCACCCTGATAAAGAGATGAAGCAGTATCTTTAGCAATAGGAGAAATCAAATAAGCAAGAGTGTCTACAAGTTTTACTTCATTTTTATCATTACCTGGAATTACCTTATAAATAGTTCTACCGTAAATACCTGCTTCTATCTTAGAGTTATCGTATAAGAGTTCAAAGTTAGAGTCATTAAGGTCTTGCTTTACAACATGCTCCATTATCTCAGCTGCATTCTCATCACCTTCTGGAATAGTATCATATTTAACATCGGGATTAGCACCTAACTTGGAAGACATGTTTTGAACACCTTCAAATACTACAGGAACATGAAGGTTTGAACGAGTTAATAAAGTCTTTTGAGTAACACCATTATACTGCTCTTCATTCTTTATCCAGTTGTTAATCTTGACTTGACGTACCTTAATAGCATACATCTTTTCTTCTTGATATTGTTTCAAAATCTTAACTTTACGTTTAATCACGTTCTTATAAACAGGTTTTGCTTCTAACTCTGTTTCATCTTCGTAATCATCTTTGTATTTAGTTTTAGCCATAATATTATCTTAAGTAACCAGTGCGCTCATCCATCGCCATTTCTTCTCTAATTTGCTGATATCTACTAATCTCTTTTTCAGGAGCTACAACTATCTGTTCTTGATATGCTTCTGCATCTACCTCATCATCGTGGATACCTTTAGGAAAACGTAGTTGTTCTTCTTCTAGATGCTCACATTCACCAATTATGTGGAATACTTTACCTGCTTCGTATTTAGGTAGGAGACCTCTAATGCGTAGCACTTTACTTCTTCCATGATGTTTTAATGGGTATATGACTGGGTATATATTCCTTTTAACCATCTCTAGTTTTAAAAACGGATATATTGCTTGTATGAAAGTAGTCTCTTCTATTCCTATAGCATCTGGTTTTTCATTCTCCCATAAATCAAATATACAATCAATCAATTTAGTGGAGTTTATCTTCTTGCGAAGAGCTTTGATGTACCAATTATTGTCTTCATCTACTCTATTGATTATTATACCTGTATAATCTGAACTTTCATCTTCTTTAACTGCACTGTCAATTGTTATCCAACAAGTAGTTCTCTTTTGTTTTACTTGCTCTTCAGTAACATATTTATACATTGCTTTCTTAAACTCCTGTGTTTCTGCATTCAGGGGGTTTTGTTGATAAAGAGATGACCACTCATAACTTCCTACTTCTGCTTTAGTTTGTAAAAGATTGTCTATGTTGAACTGGTCTGGCCATAGTGCTTCATCTTTAAGGCGATACTTTTCATCTTCTTCAGCGATTGCAGGAAAAGAGATAACTTCCCAACCACTTCCACCTTCTTCTGCTAATAACCTACCAGCTAAGTCATCATCATGCCACCTCGTCACTACCAGTATCACTGAGCCACTCGGAGAGAGACGAGTACGTGCTGTTGATTGATACCATCTATAAACATTTTCTCTTATTAAGAATGAGTCAGCTTCTTTACGGTTCTTAATCGGATCGTCTATAATTAGAACATCAGCACCTTTACCAGTCGCTGCACCTCCAACACCTAATGCATTATATTTACCACGACCATTAGTAGCCCAAACTGATTTTCCTTGTGAGTCTTCTGATAAACGAGTGTCAAATATATTCTGGTATTCTCTACTGTCCACTATGTTTCTTGCTTGACGACCAAATTCTGCTGCTAATTCTGCACTATAACTTGCCTCCATTATACTTTTGTTTTTATCTCTACCTAATACCCAAGTTGGGAAATTGATTGAAACCATTTCAGATTTAGAGTGTCGTGGTGGTAGGAATATCATTAACCTCTTTAATTCCCCTTTTTCTATTCTCTCTAATGCGCTAGCTATTACTCTATGATGCCAGCTAATACGAAACCAAGGGGACACATATGTAATAAACCTTAACAACTCGC